TTAAAGTTAGAAATGCTTTTTCGGCTGTTGCTGGAACTACTCCGTTACCAAGGAGCCTAAGTCTGTCCACCCGACTGGCAGCCCCATCAGTTGTTCTACCCAGTTTGGGTTGAGTGCGTGGTTCTTCAAAGACTTGTTGGGGTTCTCCAGGGCGTGAAGGCCAGACCATTGTTTCACTTGACTCCCGAGTCTCGGAAACTTTTTCCCGTTGCTCACTTGATAACCCACTTGGTTCGCTGCTTCCGGTGTAGCCCAAGATAAACACCCGCTTTCTTTGGTGTGATGCGCCGACTTCAGCCGCTGAGAATACTCCTGCCGTTGCTCGGTAACCCAAGAATTCCAGCATTTCAAGGACATGCCTAAGAACTGAGGTTCCGGCAGCCGTCTTACTGGTGATAATCCCTTCGACGTTTTCCAAGAAAACAAGTCTAGGTCTGCACTCTGCGATTCCATCTCGGATGTAGGGGAACAGATGTCGTGAGTCTTCAACGCCTTCACGCTTTCCTGCAGTACTGAAGGGTTGGCACGGGAAGCCGCCAGATAAGATGTCCACGAGTCCACGAAACTCCCGGTATGGGAAGGTCTTAACGTCCGTGAACACAGGGGCTTCATCCAGTTCACCCGTTTCCATCTTAGCGACCAAGTTTGCCACCGCGAATCCTTCCCTCTCCACGTAAGCGATCTCTCGCAAGTTTGGGAAAATTCTTCTGAGTCCAAGCCCAATTCCTTCGTATCCGCTACAAAGCGATAGGTGTGTAATTGTTTTGGAAGTAATATCATCGTCATGTTTTTTCATTAGTTGTTGTTAAGGTTGGGTGCCGGTCTGTTCCCGGCTGTCATAGTTAGTTTTACTTCGTCTAAAAGAAGAGGGAGTAAGGATACCTAGCCATTAAAGTCTTCAAAAGTATACTCACTCATGCGTCCGGTAACAGGATTAAATGCAAGGTTAGTTGCCACTCCGGTGTCACCTGAGAATCTATTCTTTAACACACGAACCGTCGTAACATGCTTATGCTCAGGGTCTTGCTGGTTTCGCTCCAAGCCGATCACCATGTCAGATAGCTGTGCAATCGCAGCGGAACCACGCAGGTGAGCAAGAGAAGTTTTGTTACCCTCTTCGTGACCTCGGCCTTCCGATGGACGCTTAAGGTGGGACACCAGGATCAACGCGATGCCGCACTCTTCAACCAAAGCACGTAGCTTGGTCATAACATTATCAATCATCCGGCGTTCGTCTCCGTCTTGCATGCCGCTAACAACAATAGAGATGTGATCAAGAATAACATACTCGACATCCATTGCCTTCGCCATGTGCATCACGTGAGATAACAACCGCTCGGCATCAAGACTACCCCAGTGATCGTAAAGCCACATGCGGCCAGACCCGACCGTGTTTACGTACGCTTCATCAAAGTTGGTTTCGGCGTAGTTCACTTCGGGATCAAGGTGCAGAAGCTTACCCATCTCAAGACCAACAATACCAAGTGCTGTGCGCTCAATGGATTCCTCCAATGCTATGTAACCTACGCTGTGGTCAGTGGTGGTAAGGATGTGATGAGCAATGATGCGACACACCTGTGACTTGCCGATGCCCGACCCCGCACAGAAGGTAACAATCTCTCCCTTACGTATGCCACGTGTAAGATTATTTAAGTCGGACCAAGGATACGGAATGCTTGCAGTGTTCTTTGGGTTTGTTAACCGGTCGTGGATGTCCTTGCCGGATATGATAGCGTCCGGTCTCCATGCGTTGGCTTGGAAGATAGCGTGAATAACATCCCGGCTTCGCTTGTTAATGAGGCATTCGTTAGCATCCTTTAAGGGCAACCGGGCGACCTTAGCTTTCCCGCTTGGTAGTATACCGACTACATCCTCTACTGCTTTCCGTCCCGGCTCGTCCTCATCAAACATCAGGATCACCTCGTCCCATTTATCAAGCCACTTAAGGTTCTGCTTGAATACCTTAGCAGCACTGGCTGCACCTGTCGGCAACGAGACCGTAGCGTATTTGTTATCTTGCATTTGGCTGACGCTCAAGGCATCGACCTCCCCCTCGGTAACAACAAGCTTCATTCCCCCCATAGGGTGTAGGTGTTGACCATAGAAGCGATCCGAAATGTCACCAAGGATCATAAATTGTTTGCCTTCGAAGCGTAGCTTCTGGCCTTGCAGCTTCCGGTCGTCGTCGTAGTAGTCAGCGATGTGACAGGCACGTCCGTTGTAGTCTCCGATGCGATACCGCATGTGTTTACAGGTGTCGAGTGTGATGTGACGCGCTGGTATGTCACTGTATCTTCCGGTCAAGAACTTGTCCGAGTCGGAGTGAAGCGGTTTTGTTATTTTCATAGTAGTGGGTGGAGGTGTTGTTGGTGTGGCCTCGGCACGGTCATAGGTATTGCACGAATGGCAAAAGGTAGAACCGTCTTCGTTAACACACAACGCATCCGATGCACCGCACTTATCGCACGGCTGGTGGGTTGCAATATACATCTTGTCTTTTGTTATTTTACATTAGTCGAACCACGACCGAGGAATAGACTTCTCGCACCACATGATGCCGTGCTTGTCACACCAATCACCATAGGTTGTCTTGCTTCTCTTGTTGAGGGTGTTACTTGCTCGCATAAAGACAAATCGTATGTCGAGGTCCGGGTGTTGCTTCTGAATTAACAAATGCTTTGCCCGGTCGGACGACATGAAGCGACCTTTAGCCTCAAGGATAACACCATTATCAAGAACAAAGTCCGGGGTGTAGTGGTGGTTCTTAACATACTTGATCCGTTGGGACTCGTATGTAAAGCTGACTCCCGCACGTTTCATTGCAAGAGCCAGCCTTTGTTCAAATTTAGAACGGAATCGAGGCATCCTTACTGTCGTTTTCAAATGCGTCACCAAGATCCTCGGACACGAAGCCGCCTTCTTGAGCGTCGAACGAGAAGCCACCGGCTCCACCTTCATACTCCTTAAGCTCAATCACTTGGACTGCCTTCAGACGAAGTGTGTAACCCACTCCCATCATAGGACTAAACCAGGCCGATGGCTCCACCCCAAGGCGTAGCTTAGATCCCGATCCGATGTTGGGTGGGTTGTTCAATTTTTTTCCAGCCGAATCAAAGAGAGCGACTTGAAAGTGAATGAGTCCCTTAGATGTTTCGCGCTGTGCTACTTGCTTTGCGAAGACCTCGTATTCGTTGTCGTCGTTCAGCTTTAACGGGAGCTTCTGGCTGCGATCCAGCTTCTTCTTTCCACTCTCCTTCACCAATCGCTCGTATTCTTTTTCGAACCAAGGGTTGATGGTGGCCTCAAGTGTTTCGAAGTCGTCTTTCGTAAGGATAAGCTTACAAGAATACACTCCATCAGCATTGAACTTGGTGTCCGGTGTGATGAGCTTAGGATACATTGCGGTGCCAATAGGCGTTGTCAGTTGTTTCATTATTGTTTAGGTTTTTTGGTTTCTTTGTTTTTCTCAGCTTCAACTGAAAAAGTATTTAGAGTCACGTAGTGTGTTAACATCAAACGTCCCGTAGTCAGGTAAGCTTGGTAGTTGCTCGTAGGATTCGTTTTGCCACGCTTCGGCTAGGTCTGCAAGAATATCTTTTGTGAACATCTCGCTGAAGCTGTCGCGTAGTGATGACGCAAGTGTCTCGCAGTTGTTACTGTGGGTGGCGAAGCTGTCGTGGATCATGGCGAAATCATACAGGCCACGCTTCCAACTTTCGTTAACAGTTAACACCAACCCAGCAGCATCAAGACTGTGGACCACGTTAGGTGCGACACCGTTGCTTTGCTTTCGTGGGTCGAGGTCGTCCGTAGCATCCTTGAAGCGCACCGATGTTAACGATCCGTTCAACCACGTGCTGACCTTCTGGCTGACTTGCTTTCGGTAATCTTGACTGACCCGGAATCCACTAGGTGTTGTCCAAGTTAACGGTAGCTCCTGCTTTGTCATCAACCGGGAGACATCTTGGAACCAGTCCATGACTTGCTTAGGTTTCGTTAACAAAGTTTGAATGCTGTCCCACAGAGTGTCACCGAGATACTTGATGGCGGGATACATGTGGCTCCGACCAAACACACAGTCAATCCCACGCTCTCTTCGGGTGGTGTCATACCAGTCAGCGACGTAATCCCTGTTGGAGTAAGGAGTTAGGCCGTAACTGTAACACATCACCGGTCTCTTTGACATCTTGCGGTCGATCCCAAACTCAACCCAAAGCCGTGCGTAGTCGCGTCCATCCTTTGCATCTTGTTTTAATTTACCCAACGTGTGATCCGAGACCAACCTGTAGATGTCTTGAGGTGTTTCAGTAGGTGAGACGTTGGTCGCAAAGCATCCTTCCTCATCCCGACTTAACAATGACAGAAGCTGTAGGCCACTGTTGGTTGCGTCCATCGCACAAGGCAGGAACGTCCTAAAATTTTTCGACCGTTTCGTGTGATACTCAGCCCACTCAAAGCACCACGCCAACGCCTGCCAAGGTTCATCCGCATCGGCCCACTCTCGGTTGGACTTTGGGTCGTTAGCAATCCTTATTGCATCTTGTGTGAAGCCATCGGCCCACTTTAGGCGGGTCTCAAAGTCACACTTGTCGTTACCAAAACAGTTAGCCCCGTGGATACCCAACCATCTTAGGTCGTCGTCGGACTTGATGGGGTTCCCTCTGTGAAACTGTAACAATCCTCGACAGTGATCCGGGCCTTGGTAGTTAAGGTAGCTTGGCACCTGATAGACTCGACCCCGAAAGTCACACGATGACGGCATGAACATACGCTCGTTGCGGAACTTCCGGGATAACATCAAGATCTTAGAGATAAGGATGCGCTGTGAACCCAACGAGGTGTTATAGGCTGCCCGTTCCCGCTTGTCGTCACGCCAGTTCCTCGTCTCCTCGACCGACATGTGATCACCGGGCCACTCAGGTAGCTCTAGGTCGTTCCTAGGTGGTAACCCAATCTGTAAATCTTTATCCCACGCCCACTCAAGCATCTCAAGGACGCGATTGTTAATGGCATAGGGTGTCTCCTGTATAAGGTTGACCGCGTTGTAAACATGGGGCATGTCGGGTGCCATTCGTAGGACGTTACGGTCAGAGCATCGGATGAACGGAAGCACAGGGAGTCCTTGGTCCTTGTTGATACCGTATCCACCCCCAAACACCTTGTGCCACGGCTCCGGGCTTTCCACCATCGGTAACCAGAACGGTAACAATAACTCCCGGTAGTTGTCGTAGTCGTTGATCCACTCTCTAGTAACATCAGAGATCTCAACCATCCGCATCGGCTTGAAGTGTCGGCGTTGGCGTTGG